GACGAGTCGTTCAGAAGCAACCAATACTGGGCCGGGCGAAGGATAAGATATCTGTCGCCATCTGCGACATCATTCTCATCGAGCTTCTGGGCTGCCTCTGCAATCCTGTCAAGAAGCTCATCCGCATCGGTGCCAATATTGGCATGCGTAACAGCGCCACCTGTATTACCGCCCGTGATCGTGGCAGCCGCTCTGGAACAACCGATCACGGTATTGATCGTGTTGATGTCGAATTGCTTCGCCAGTTCCTTGCCAATTTCCTTGGCATAGGTCGCGCGAATATCCCACTGCGACATCGCGGCGTCGAGGTCATCCATGAACGCACTGCTGGTAAGCAGCTTGTCAATGGAAATCACCCGCTCGTTGTGCAGCACATTGGAGAGGTACTCATTCTTAGTACCTGTATTGGCCTCGTTACCCAACTTGTTAGCCAAGTTGGCCGGCTCAAGAAGACTCTCGCCCGGTGTGTGGTAACGACTGTGAGCCGAACCTGTAACAATGAACTGAGCCGACTTCCCACTTGAGATAGTGCGAATCGTATGAAGCGCTTTCATCACGTTCGATTCTTCAAACGTAGAAAGAACCTCGCCGGCAAAGACTTTCAAATAGAGGGCCGCACGGTCGCCGCTATTGTTAACGGCACCGGGTGCGCCCAGTGTGGCATTATAAGCCATGGTAGTAACCCTTAGTCAAAAGGAATGAAGAGTAGTGAAGGACACTACAGCCTCACTGTGATCCTGATGACGATGGGTTATCTGCCGTAGCAGGCCGATCTCATTTCGGAGCCAGTTTTCTAGCTGTATTTGCGTTCCTGTATGCTCGATTAAACTGGGGATCGCCTTCCCGCAAGATCGCCACGGCTTGATCGACTTGGCCTTCGGCGATCAACTTTGCCGCAGATCGCTTGCGCGATGGCACCGGAAGCACCAGTAGGAACAGGCGCTTGAGGGGTTCCCCAAAATAAAGGAGAAACACAAGAACACATAATGAAACCACAACCGCTACAAGTGGGGTTACCCACCAGGGCATCGCGTCTTGAACGCGGGTGACCGCCAGGTGGACCTCACCAACGAGCGAGTCGATGGTTACAAAATCCTTGTCAGCCTTTTCAATTGCTGGCAAGGGGGATTCGTCGGCTACATATAAAGACGTGGCCTCGGTTAGATGCTCACGCCCTGAATGACTTTTAGCCCGAATCTTATTTCCAATGTTAGCTATTCGCTTTGTACCGGAACATCCCCAAACCAAGAGAGGGGAGGCCAGCCAAAGTGATTTCACGATTTCGCTTTGCCAAAATTGATGGCCAAGAAATTGATGATCTTGTAAGCCTTGGCAAGATACGAGTCGTCTATCGGAGTGGTGGTGGTAGCGGCGATCACAGAGGCTGAAGCCACTAGCAGACTGAGTGCTTCAATCCAATCAGGAATGACACTTAGGATAGCCTGAAGCATTGAGAGATTCCTTTCCTAAAAGACGCTGCTCACCGCCAACTTGTCCTGAACTTCCTGGCGGTACGCGGGATCTAACTCGTACCGCTTGTCCTGCATAGCTGCAATGACCTGGGCGGTGGATTTATATGCATTGCCGGTGGCTGCGCCAGCCGTTCCCTGAAGCAGTTGAGGTTGCCTGCCCTCGGCGGCCCCATGCTGGGCTTTCAGTCCGCGGATAGCGAACATAGCCTTCTGCATGTCCAGAGTGCCGTCAGGATTCAAGGTCTGCACAGACTCATTGAAAGTATTGATGTCGGCTTCGGGCAGGTTCCGGGTGGCCCACTCGATAAGCTGGCCGTAAGCCTCTTGCCCCCCGACTTCCGTGTATACGCTTTGCAGGTTCTGTTCGATCAACGCTCTCTGGCCGCTGATGTAGGAATCCACTGCCGTCTTATCCACACCATGGGAAGCCAGGTCTGCATACGACTCCTCACTAAGTTCACCTTTCTCAACGAACTCTTGGGTGTACTTGGTCAGGCTCTCGCTGGTAACCCCCTTAGCTGTCGCCTGGAGATCCTGAATGGAAGCGGTTTCTTCCAAAGGTTCTGTCCCCTGGGAAAGCCGCCGCTCCAGTTGCTCATACGCTTCGGCCATGGCCTCGGGAGATTGGAACTTTTCAGGAAGCCATTCAGGACGATTCAGTGGTTGGTCATCTGTCACCACCTCCGTGGTATTCTCCACGGGTTGGATAGAAGGATCTACCGGCGCGTCTTCATTGATGTCTATCTGTTCCATGCTTGTTTCCTTTATGTGGCCTCAGTTTCGGCTTCGCCCTGAGACTCTAGTTCCATACGCTTGACCTCTTGTTGCGACATCGCACCAATAGCCGGGCCGCCCAGTTGCTGGGCAAGCGCCATCTGCTGCTGCTGTTGCTGCTCTTGCTGTACCTCCTCGGCTGACTTGATCAGCCCTTGCGTATTCAGCCCGAGGGCGCTGGCTCTCCGCTGGAGATAGTCGGAGATGTTGACGAATTGGTGTACAAGTTCTGGACCCAACGTCTGAAGTACGCCTCCGATAAAGGCGTCGAGTTTCGCTAAATCATGGGTGCGGCCAAGGCTTTCGAGTCCGGTCGTGATCACGGGGTCAATCAGTTCCTTCGGCATCTCAGGAAGCGTCCCCCGCTTCGTCATAATAAACATGATCCTCTTGACCAGGGGGAGTTGGAACGACTGCGAAAGCTGGCTGAACGTACCGCCCAGGGCAGCGTCCAACTCCTGCTTCATCACATCTATCTCAGCCGCGGTGACCCGCTCGGCGTCACGCTGGATTCCCTGGGTCAAGAGGAAATTGTGCTGTAGCCGGGTGCCTATGAGTCGGATAGTTTCTAAGCAGACCTGTAGGTCCGCATGTTTTTGCACCTGGACAACTCCGACATCAGCCATATTCCCCTGGATGATCGCCCCATTCTCACAATCGGCCAGTTGCCTGGCCCTGGTCGAGCCGTTGGGGGAAACGAGGAACATCACTTTAGCCGAGGCGGCCGTGGCTTCGACAAGGCTTCGGACCAGGCCAGAAGATGTTTTCAAATCTCCTATCACTTCCTCACCAAGGCCACGCCCGTAACTCTCCCCGGAGATGACGTTCCACCGCAGCGGGATGTAGGGGTTGGAGTCAGTGGTATAGGTGCCTATGGATTCCTCAAGGACAAAGCCGGCGACCTCCTGGTACACCTCGAACTTATCCTCATCCTCCTCGTCCTCCTTCGGCATAGTTCGGATACAGGTGTAGACTTCGTATTCGGTGCCGTCCTTGTTCTCCTCGCCGGCCCGGATCTTTTCCAACAACTCAGGCTTGAGTTGAGATGCGGAGATCACCTCCTTTGTAACAATGGATTCGACGTTACCCATCGGATCGCGTTTGATGCAATATTGGTCTAGGTGGAAGACCCTAATGCCTCCCTCATCGGGGAGGTACAGGAGACAATTGCCAGCGATGATCAGATGCCGAAAGGCTTCATACACCGCGGGCCGAATGCTCGCCTTCTCAATCTCTCTGACAATCGCCTTCTCCGCTTCCATCAACGCAGCTTCCATCTCCAACTTCATTTGACCCGTGACATCTCCAAGCTGGGCGAGCGTCTGGTTGTCGAGGGAAAGTCGGAAGAAGGGACTCGGCGGGACGAGAGTCAAGAGCATCTTCGATGCTAAATTATTACACCCCCTCGATCCCATGCTTGTCCAGGGCGTTTCGAGAGGCGTCGATGAACTATGCCCTGATGGGGGCATGATGAAAGGGATGGTCAACTTGGACACTTCCCTGGCTCGATCTAGGAATGGTGCCCGTGATTCCTCCAGCTTGTCGTAGAGTGCTTTGCTGGAAGTACCTTGTATGTTTTCCATCAATATGTCGGAATGGAAAGACCAGACCCCTTAGTAGGCGCCGAGACTCCCTTGGGAATCCTCAGTGAGGATGTGTTTCCCGCAACTCGGCCGCCGTCGCCAAGTTTCTTTTTCTTCTTCAGGACCATAGCGGGTTTAGTAGGAGGCGGGGGAGGCTTAGGCGGCTCAGGCATCTTAGGCATATCAGGGGTAGATCCACCAAAGCACATAGTTTTTACTCCGTTTCATTTTGTTGTTTGTAGATGTCCTCCAGGTGGCGAACAACACTGATCTTACCTACCTCCATCCAGACCTCGCGATCAGTCATGCTGGGCGTTGGTACCCTATCCTGAAACGCCCCGCGGAGGTAGATCAGTAGGTTCTTGGCGATATGAGGTAGAGGTGTGTTCGTTGAAGACTGACTATTTGGTCCCTTGCTCGTGATCTTTACTTCTGACATAGGCATAGAGGAGAATCCCATAGTTAATTGTGTCAAGAATGGTGTCCCGCAGGCTCTCGTCTTTCACCAGGAATTTGCCCTCCTGGCAGAACGTCGATAGCCGTGACATCTTGTCGGTCATCCTTACCAACAATCCCTTTTCGGTTGTTGTGATGCCCATGCTCTCCACGCGCGTGAAGTTCGCAAATGGCTCATGTATGTGCTTACCCCCAGCATAATCATGGTTCTTTACTTCCATGATTTGCTTGGCCTCTGCACATAGCTCGTCATGCAATTTGAGTAATTCTGGCCTGTTCATTAGATTTCCTTTGGTAGCCATGGAACCACGGAACCCTTCGATGGTGTGTACTCGCCCTTACGACAGATCCTGGCACAGCGGGCATTGACCAGGGCATCCCCCTCGGTAAGCCCGGCCGCCGTGTATGCAGCCACGACCTTAGCCCAAGTCGGCTCGGCGCCAAGGATCTTGTCGGCCCCACGCGGGCCGCAGCCAGGGATGCCAGCATAATTATCGGTTCTGTCGCCTGTCAATGTCTGGTGGAGATGGAAAGCGTCGGCCTCCCCCAACGTGATTGTCTGGATTCCCTCGCCCAGGGAAGGATTGTGCCACAAGCAGGGAACTGTCCGCGTGTCTTTGTCGCGGCTCACGATAACTGCCGTTGGGTACGTCGTCGCGAGGATGCCAAGGACATCATCGGCTTCGAGGTTGGGCCAGGTGATCGCCCCCCAGACTTCGTGACAATACGCCACCGCGTCCTTGTAGCTTAGAGGCTTCCGCACCAACCGGCGGTTGGCCTTGTATTCGGGGTTGATCTCAAAACGAAAGTTGTTCTCAGGATCGCTGAAAGCCAGGGTAAACTTCTTGGCGTCGAACTTCTCGACCAGGCTGATGATGCGGACATCGATCCTCTGCTTCAGTTCCGCGAAGTCGCAGACAAGCGTGTGAACATCAGTCTCCCAAAGAACAACGTGTTCTATGGCTGCCGCCTCCGTCCATACGAGGAGGTCGCCGTCAATCAAAATCTGTGGTGCCGTTGCCGTTGCCATTATGTTTCTCGACTTGTTTGAGAACCAACTCGACTTTCAGATACTCCAACATCGAAATCACATCGAATATATTTCCTCGGACCCCGAACTGAAATGCAAGATCCTCGACACGTCTTACCTTTATACCTGCCGCAACGAACACATCAAAGCGGCTCTGAAGTTCTTCCACTAAATCCTTTGTAGATACTAGATCAAGAGGCAGGGGTTGTTCGTGATCTGGCGAAGTCATATCGTTTTTTCCTTTTCATGTGGGCTAGGATCTTCGCCCTCCGCTCCGAGCCAGGAGGATAGTCATAGAATTCAACGACGCCGGCCAACTGATCTCGCTTGATCTTGGAGTAGGGGAGGAGTTTGGGTATGAGTTGGCGCAAAGCTGAACCATATAGTCTCCATCGGTAGATGGATCGTTTAGTCTTCAAGTTCAGAAGTCTCATGTCGCCTCCGAATGTCGTCACAATCCATCGCAGTACATGGGGGTCTACACTGCTGACCTCCAAGGTACACGCTCCCTTCTTAGATATGGTGACGCAGCCCTCGCCATCTATGTATGCGGCCAGGTACGCAAAGTCAGTGGGTGTCGGCCCAGGTGCGTCCGAAACTTGCCTCTCCTTTGAGGGGGCAATTGAATCTGAAATTTGCTCCACACTCCGATAGCGTTCCAAGGGCGATTTCTGCAATGGGTTCTTGAAGGGATTCCTTGCACTCAATTTGCACCTCGTCGTGAATGTGGGCGACCTGCGCCCAGTCCTGTCCGTACTGGTAGCCCTCGGCATCAAGCCTACGGTGAAGGGCCACGGTAAATGCTTTCATAAGAACGGCGCCGCCACTCTGCAATAAAGTATTGAGTGACGCATGACTCCGCACGGGCAGGATTCGGCCATCCAAACCAGTAAGGTAGCCACGTTCCTTGAGTGTCTGATCTATCCTGTGCTTTAACTTTGCGATGCCTGGCCATCGCTCAAGGAATCGTTTCTTCAAACGGCGGCCCACCGCCTGTCCTTCTCCCACGATTGAGCCGAGCTTCTCATCGCCTGCACCATAGAGCGTGGCGTATAGGTACGTCTTGGCATCGTCACGGGTAGGGAGATTGAGCGCCTTCTGGTTCTCGCTATGAATATCCCCATCACATGCTTCCTTGATCAGTTCTCCATTGTCATATGGAGAGGTGTATGAGGCACACACGCGGATTTCCAATGCGCTGAAGTCTATGCCCACCAGGGTCCAATCAGGATAAGTCGTCACGAAGAGTGACCGGCACTCGCGGCCATAAGGCGATCCAAGGTTAGGGATCTGAGCTATGTTGGGAGAGCGGTGTGAACAACGCCCGGTGATCGTAGCGTTGGTAAGAACGTCACCAAAGATGCGACCATCCCGCTCCAGTTTAATCCATGACCCATCAGCTTCGGCAAGCTGGGAGATCCGCTTGGCGATCATCAGGTACTCGTTCAGCAACTTAGCTTCAGGGTACTCCAAGCCAGCCAAGACAGGCTCATCAATCTGGGGCCGGCCTTCTGGTGTGAATTTGGTAGGCGTCCATCCCTGGGCTATAAACCTGTCGGCAATATGTTTGCGGGAACCAGGATTGAACGTAATCGTCTTGACCTTTGTTTTAAGGCCATCTGGATGTCCTGGGTCAAGGTGGATGGGAGGAAAGACTTCCTGTAGTGCCTCGTCTAGGACAGATCTCTTTTCGGACAGGCTTGCATAAAGCTGTATCGCTGCGTTCTTGTCGAACGCAAATCCCCATTTGATCTGACGCTGCATGTAGATCGCGAACTCATGTTCCAACGCTACGGATTGAGGTGTCAATTTGTAGGGATTCATCGGCCAGCCTCCAAGGATTGGTACAGCATCCTCAAGACCTCAACATCACGGCGGCAATAGTCGGCCATGTCCTCAGTGTACTCCGCGAAGCCGTGGCTCTGGAGGTACATGCCCTTCTCCACGCCCAACCTGGCGCCCCAGGCTTTCAAAGAGTGCCTCCCGTAACAATCTTTAGGAAAGTTTTCTCTGCCCTTTGTGTGCATTCTTCTGTAATCGTCCTCTCGCAAGTCTGGGTACAGTAACCTTGACACAATTAACGTGTCGTATATCCCTCCGTCGCACTCGGAGATGTTTGAGGTGGTTGAACATCTTCGCAGTGCTGGAAGATCGAAGCCTATCAAATTGTGAGAGATCAGAAGATCGGCTTGACATAGTTCTGCGACTCCCAATTCCAGTTCATCTGGTCCGAAAGAATGTACATTGCCATCGTCGATGGCCACGGCAATACAGTGGACCTTGGTCATCGTGTCAAGCAAACCGTCAGTTTCACAATCGAAGAAAATTTTTTGCATTAAAATAGCCCCTTGCACTTGGCCCAGTATGCGTCAGTCCCTCGCATGCTCGGGCCGCCGTTATGTAGTCGGCAGAGTTCCTCGGCCAGCCAAGGCGTTGAGGCGTAGCGGTCCCAGTAGTTGAGCATAATCATTTTCGCAAACCCGTCGTCGCGGACGCCCTCAAAGTCTACGCCGTACAACGAAGGGTCTTGTTCTATCGCATCTCGAAAGTAAGGCTCAGTAATTTGGAAGGGGCCAAGTTCACCAGCGGCACCCACGGCCCCATAAGGATTCGGGTGCCCTCCAGTTTCGACCTGACGAATCACCGCAAACACATCGTCTATGGTGATCCTAAAATGGTGCGGGTTCATTGGAATCCCCGCCATCTGCTGCGATGTCTCCTTCGTTGAGGCGTCCGGTAGCGTCATCCCAAACAAGAATCCCAGCAAGACCAGTGCGACCGTTGTAACGGTTTTTAAGCACCCTGATAGTCGTGGTGTTGTTGTCATCGTCATCTCCTTGCAGGTTTCGTTCGAGTGCAATTACCATGTTCGATAATTGGGCGATGGAGTGAGATCCTCGCAATGCATGAAGACCCACCTGTCCCCCTTCCTCGGCAGACCGCCCCGGTTGCCTGGAGAGGTGAGAGATCACGATCATTCCAATGCCCAATTCCGATACCAGGGAGCGTAGGCTGGTCATCAGAACGTCGATTGCTTTCCGCTCCCCGCCTCCCTTCTCGTCCTGGGCGCCACTCAGCGCAATCGTGATGTGATCAAACACGATCCAATCCACGGCTAACGCCTTGGCCATGTAGCGGATGCGGTTCATCAGGTTGCCAGTGTCATCAAATGATCCGAAATGGTCATACAAATAGATGCGACCGCTGCCCACCGTGGCGTCGAACGAGGGACGAAGCTCTTCCTCTGAAAGTTTCTCGGCGTCCCAATGAGGAAGGTTCGCGTGTAGTGACATCAGGCCAAAGCAACTCTCCTTCAGAGATTCTTCTAAGCTGATGACTCCGATCTTCACCTCGGTCACGGTGAGGAGATGGTAGATCAACTCCCTAGCCACTTGGGTTTTGCCGACGCCGGTGCCAGCACACAAGGTCCATAACTCGCCCTTCCTTAAGCCTCCGGTCTTCTTTTGGAGGCCATCCCATGGCAGGGGTATGGCCGGGATACTCTCCTCGTTGACCAAGTACTCCCATAGAGTATCCCCAGGGACAATCCCATCAGGGCGCCACGTCGCCGCGGAGAATACCGCAGAGGTAATCTCCTTCACGCGGCCAGCCTGGAGCATGTCTGAGGCGTCCTTCAATGGCAGCGTAATGATCTGGGCACGTCCAGGGCTGAGTGCCTGGGCACACCTCTGGGCTGCGTCACGGCCTGGCTGGTCCTGATCGAAACAGATCTTGACCTGCTCAAATTTCTCCAGCCACTCCACGTTTCGTTTGAAGACCTCTTCGCTGCCCGCGGCTCCATTGGGAAGACTCACCGCCGGCCAGGATAGGCCGAAGACCTGACAAATGCTCATGGCATCCAACTCGCCCTCGGTGACCACAACCCACCGGCCACCATCCCATAGATGCTGGCCCCAGAACCCGCCACTGGCTGCCTCCCCCAAGCACATGAATTTCTTATCTTTGAATCTTAGTTTCTGTCCTACCTCTTTACCCTCGGAAAAGAATGGCGCGATGTGGACACGCTGATCTTTCCACGTCCCCACTTGGTAGCGATACTTCTCGCAAACCGATTTGCTTAGTTTCCTGGTAGGGATCGCTTGAATCTCCCCCGCTAGTCCCTTGAACGTATCGGGCTGGGGCATGTGAGTCTCCTGGTTGTCGCCACTATGGTGGCCGCAAGAAAAGCAGTGCCCATGTCCATCCTCGTAGACGGCATAGGCATCGCTGCTGGAACAAGAGGGACAGGGATGTTTGGTGCTAGTTGTCACGGTTCTCCCAATGTGAAGCAACCATGACACGTTGATTGCGGCCACTGATCCCCGGACGCTTTCCCGCGTAGGATATCAATCCCTTTTCCCACAACGCCTTGTACCTGGCAGTGACCGTGCCGTAATTCATGCCGCCAAGGTATTTGCGGACCTCGTCGCTAATGCATCCTTTAGGTCCGAGTTCCTTAATGGCGTCGTAAACAACGGATTCCATTTCGGAAACATCGAAGCTCTCGGCCGCCTCCCTACTTGTATCGGTGGCGTCGGCGCGGAAGAGATGTTTCGTCGGGGTTTCAAACGGCCTGGTCATGTAAGTCTCCTAAAACATGGTTAAGTACGAACGCCGCACACTGTGGCACAATGGCGTTGCCTAATGCTTTCAATCTTTTGGTTCTGTCTTTTTGCCCCTTGGCGATTCGGGGGACTCCGCATTCCCATCCTCCGCAATCGTTGTCCAATCCAGGCTGTAGCCCATCAGGATGGATACCCAATCTGCACTCAGTTGGCCACCCGTTTTGGCCTGGTTGTCGTTGCGAATCCTGCCCCCCTGATAGCCCCCCTTGTGGTCCCGAGTCGATGGTGTCGGCCAGTGACTGAATGGTAGGTCCGGCCTCACTGCCCGCGAGAGGCTTTCGCTTGGGCATTTCTCCGCATCCCCGACTATCGGTGTCGGCCACCTCGTCCTCGCCACCGATGTTGCCAGATCGTCGCCCCCGCTTCTCGGTCGATTCACCCTCGCGTAATCTGGTCCGCTTACCTGAGACTTTGGTGTCGGCCACATGCCCCGAGCCTTCGCCGCTGCTCTGCTGTTGCTCCCCCCATCCAGTCCCCCCGCCCCCCAACCCTTGGTCCCCCTGGGTGTCGGCCACAACATCCCTTGTCCCGACAATCCAGATTCGATCACGTCGGTGCGGCGCGCCAACGTAGGCAGCAGGTACGCAATGCCACTCGACACGATACCCGAGCGTGGCCAGCGGCCCGAGAACGGTTCCGACTCCTCTAGTAAGGAGGGCTGACACGTTCTCCACGAAGATGACATCTGGTCGTAGCCAGCTAATGGCTGCAAAGGTTTCCCACCAGAGTCCACTGGCTTTTCCTTCAAGCCCTGCACCTTTACCGGCGGCTGACAAATCCGTGCATGGAAAACCCGCCGTGCATATGCTGCGACTTCGCCCAAAGTTACACATTTCGAGGGCGAGGGGGAACCCTCCGATGCCTGCGAAGAGGTGGACTTGATTGTATTTCGTGATTTCTCTGGCGGGGACATCGCTGATACTCCTGTTGTCTACCGTGCCTTCAGGTAGCTGCCCATCTGCAATTCTCGCCCTCAACACGCGGCAGCAATACTCTTCGTTGTCGTTGTAGTAAATCCTATTCAAGAAGCTTCTTCCTATTCGCGACGATCATGTCGGCAAACCTAATCGAATCTTTGAGCCTGAGCATCACGCACCACTCGCCGCGGTTCTGACGCATGACCACTATGGGCAACTCGCCTTCGGCGGCGTCCCTCTCAGCCTGTAGGATAAACTTCTCAGTACCAAGCCGAGCCACACACTTAACCTCAACGTGAATCTCGTAGCCGGCGTGAAGTAGGTCAGCGGCGTAAGCCCCGGCCCCTTGGGCGGCCCGGATGCAGTTAGGAGCAGACCAATGCTCCCGAACCGCATCGCGGGCCTCCAGTTCGCCTCGTTTGCCTTTGGCTCTGGAATTGATGGGCACTCTAGAACTCCTGGTCCGCAACGTGGGGAGCCTTGGAGTTCTCGGTGAGTTCAAACTTCTCACCATCAATGACGTAAGATGTTTCCTTCTCATCGAGTCCCAGGATCTCCGTGAGATTCTGACCATGCTCAGGAGACACGCAACGGTACACAAACACGTTCCGAGGTTGGAGCTTGATTCCTGCCCGCTTCCCCTTGCTAGGGTTGAACCACATGTAAGGATGGGCGGCGACCCTGATGTGTGAGCCAGCGCCTATCATGTCCTCGAAAGGCTTGTCGGGATGCTTGGCGTTGATCAGGATGGGACGCTGCTCCCACTCACGGCCTGTCGCTTTCTCCGTACCCTTGCTGGTCATCTTGAACGCCACGTCCCAGGTGTCCTCGTTATCCTTCGAGGTGCGAACCGGGGAGGTGAACGAGTTCAACTCACCACCGGCATCCTTGGTGCAGCGATCCTGCCATTCGTTGGCCATCTCATTGATCTGGTCAACAAAGGCGATGCCCTCATCCCAACTCTTGGAGATGGTCAACGTCACGTTGTACTCACCATCCTCCTTCCATTGGTAGTCCGGTTCATTGAGCCGGGGCCACCTGCAAACACACACAGGCGAAACGAGTTTGATAGCTGCCATGGTTGTCTCCTTAGTTGAAAAAGTACTTGGCATCCGAGAGATCTAGATCCAGCGTGCCATACGCAGGCAAACTGGGCAACGATAAGCCTGTATCTTCCTCGACCTCGTCCTTAAAGATCTCCAGTAGTGGCTGATCGAATATGTCCTGCCACTCCCTCCGAATCGTCACATACATCTTTGCCACGTCGGCGGCGAGGCATCCATAAGAATCGTGGACCGCAGAGAAACACTCGGCACCATCCCCCATGAAGGCGTTGATCGTCTGCGTGAGGGCCGCGGCGTCGAGGCTGTGGATATAGTTGGGGCTTAGGCTGTTGCGGGCGCGGCGTCGATGGATGCCTATAGTCTCACGCTGGAGACTGTGCCACATCACCGCCTTGCGTCCAAGGATAGTTTTGATGGTGTAGGGTTCGAGATTTTTGTAGTCGTGGACTACCAGGAAGTTAGAAGGAGTGTGCCACCTCATCTGGTAGCCAGCGTCGGTGCAGATCGTGGCTACCTCGGAAAACCAATTCATCGCCTCGCGTGATTTGATTAGTTGTTGGTCAATGGCGGCCCAAATTTTTTGTCCCAAATAACGCAAGGCTTTCTTATGATCCTCATGGACCTTTGGTGTCTTCTGTCCGCGTCGGGTTTCCTCGTACCATTCCTCTATATAGCCCTGAGCCGAATAGAGACTGCCGTTGTACGGCGTGATCATCAAAGCCCGCTTAGTGGCGTTTCGAGGGACGCCGTAGCGAATCCAAGCATCCGCAAACTCCTTGAATTCAGGATCGGTTTCCTGAGCCAGTAACTCCATAGTCCGTTCCGCTACATCGGTGTAAGCGTCGGCTGGCTCATCCTGGTTGACGAGATTGACGCTCCTGCCTCCTACCTCATCGCGTAGGAGCATGGAAAAGATCTGAAGGCCGTTACAGGTGGCATCCCTGTGGCAGATGAGGTGAGACTTGTGACCGCTGCCCTTCATTTGCAGTTCGTTCCAATCATAGACGAACGCTAAGAATTGCCACGGCTTATCGCAAAACTGCCAGAAATCCAGATAGGCTAGAGGATCACGGGCAATCCGTTGGAACGTGGTATTTTGCTTCAACGCCCATGACAACCGCGTTTCATAGGAACCTCTAATGCCGTACAGGTTGGCTCCGGTGATCGCCAACTCTTGCACCGCCTGTTCATCCAACGACTTGCCATAGCCGAACTCCAAAAGCCCACGGGCCAGGTCACTACCCATCGGCTGGAGGAATCCGCTGGATTCGTTATAGAAGCGACCACGGAAATCTACAGTGGTCACATAGTGGAGGTTTGCCGCTTCCATACGCCTTGCCAGATACAAGAGCTTCGCAACGTGGATGCGTAGGGATTGGCTGCGGATGTTGTTTTCGTAGACCACTCGGCTACGTCGGCGCCAGTGACGGCGAGATTCAAGATCATCCATGTCCACCGGCTTGGAAGGCAACGGCTCATTATCGAGCGTCGGCAACCCGCCGACTTGGAGTCCTTTATCTCGACACTGCTCCATCAGAGGAAGGATTCTCTGGTTGATCCTATATGGTACGCCCTGGAGCCTATTCACCGCGTTATACATCGCAGGGCATTGCAGGGCTGTATTGCTGTCGAGGGAGTCGCCAGCTTTCGACTTGATCAGCGTCCCGCCCCAATTTCCTTTTTGGGTGTAGCCTCCATCACGGTATGAGGTCCACTTGTAGGGCGTGACCACGCAGGGCAACTTCACTGGCTCCAGAAACAGAGCATCGTGAGTCTTGGCTTGCTCGATCCACTCCAGGCAGTCGGCGGTGGCCTCGACATACCGTGGCCACTTCTGGCCCCCCTTGCGTTTGTTTCGGGGAGAGTTGCGTTTGAAGTGGATCAGGCCCGTGTGGTCGCCAATCAAACGGAGGAGGATTGCACCGGCTCGGAACGAGTCGATCACCGGCCATGGGTCAGCGTAGGCACCCAAGCGTTTCGCGGCGGCCGTGATCACCCGGCGTCTTCGCTTGTCGGATGTCTGCGTCTTCGTGTTTTCGAGGAGCCATCGCCAGAGGTGTCTGTGTTTTTCGTCCTGCGCCATCAAGCCGTACCGTCGCTCTTGGTCTATGAGTCGCCCGATTTTCGTCGCCAGGGCGTTGAATGTCGGACGCTCAACCAACTCATCCAGAGTCATCTGGATCGCCAGGAGGGCCGAGACTCGCCCATCGACCTGCCGCAGACATTTCATGCCGCCACTGCGGTAGCCAGGCTCGTCCTTCGCCTCGATCATCCTGGCCAACTCTTTGGCGACGGGATCGATAGCCCCATTGAGCAAGCGGATGCCCCACGTCGTGGTGGACGATGCCCCTTTTTGAGTTTTCAGCTTATCGCGTTTCCTAAACCGCGATTGAGTGGCTTCCCGCATCTCGGTGTCGAGGGACGCCTGCGTGACTTCTTGATTCATCCTTGAATCCTTGCAGAGTGGAAATAGCTTCGTCCATGTTAGCTACGCGGAGGTGAGCGTATCGCTGGGTCGTGACCACGGAAGAGTGCCCGAGCAGGGCGCCCACAACGTAGAGATCGACTCCACGCTGAACCAGGCGGGAAGCAAAGGTGTGCCGACAGGTGTGTAGAACAACATCGGCACCCAGATTCAGATCACGGGCTGCCTGATCGAATCTCATGGCAAGGCGGCGATAGAGGACGCCTTCAAAGGGCGAGGATAGGTTTCTACGCCGCATCAGGATCGCTAGGGCATCCGAGGTCATCGGGATCGTTCTTGATTTGGAAGTCTTGGTCTGGCCGCTGGTGAGATGGATGCGACCATCTTCTATATTGTTCCACTGGAGATCGAGAGCCTCGGAGACTCGCAGGCCGGTATCTAACAGGAACTTCACGGCGTCAGCCAGATCTGGGTAGGGAGCCATCCAATCGAGGACCGCGGCCTCCTCGGCCTCCGTGAGGAACCTCTGGCGCCCTTGCGGCTCCTTCTCTTGCTTGGTGACAGGCTTGCTCTGGATCAGGTCGAGGTCGTAGGCCATCGAGGTCATGGCTGAGAGGGCCGACAGTTTCCTGTTGACGGTCGAGGGGCTGACCTGGCCCTTGAAATGGTTCCTGATCAGTTCTCCTGAACGCCGTTCGCCCAGGATGGATATGGATGAATCAAGGCCAAGAGCCTCGGCGACGTGCTGACCATTCCTATATAGGTCTTCCTCCGACTTGAGGCCAGCCCAGCGGTGATCGTAGACGTAGGCCAGCATCTCTCCAACCGTGGCGGGCAACTCGGAATGGGATGTATCGAATTGAATGAAGCCGTGCCTGACCCCAGCTTCCCATCGTTCAGCCTCGGCCTTGGTGTCGAACGTCCGCGATCTTCCCCCCACCTGGCCTTGAAATCTGCCATTCCGGGTTCGCATGAGAGTCTCCTTTGGTTGGTGCGTCTGTCCATGCTAACAACTCTATCGGCTGCTTGCAAACGCCCGGATGAAAAGAGATCGAAAGGGGACAGTATGCGGATCAGGCCAATCAGACCAATCACTCATGGATATGAGTTCTCGTACTCTTGCAGGGATAAGGGGTTGTAAAAGTGTGCGACCGGCCCCGGAGACTCACCCAAGGCCGGCCGCGACACGCACCGGCCACAGCTTATTAGATAGCGTGCAAGGAGTCAACGTAAAGCCACACATTGCGAGGTAGTGCGAGGTAGTGCGAGGTAGTGCGAGGTAGTGCGAGGTAGTTCTAAAACCCGCCCCCGCGGCCGCCGGCCGGCGTTCGGGTTTTGTTCGGGTCCGATAATCAGTTTGGGTTTTGTTAGGGTCCGATAATGTTGTTCTGGTTTTGTTAGGGCCGCCCCCCTGTTAGGGTTCTGTTTGCCTTGCCCTTTAGTATCTCTGGAGGAGTAGGCTTGACATAGCCGATCAGTTCCTGTAGACTGATGGAGTTGGCCCGCGGGGTCAACGGCACGCACCCACTTAGCGCCGCATTTGCGGCAAGGAGACTCAATATGTCGGAACCAGAATCGGTCACCGTGGAATTGGATACGCCTATCGGCGTGGCCGCGGGGGAGGCAGGGCGCCACTCCCTGCATGCGGTCCTTATAGACGGGGAGTACGCCATCGCGACCGATGGCCGTATCCTCGGCATCAGGATGCTAGCCGAGGCGCCCGATGCCCCGGCGAGTTGCCGTATCCCGGCGAAGGCGGCAACGCCTGGCCGCGTTACGAATTGCGGGGATACCGGCGGTAATTGGGCAACGAAGCTTGGCAAGCGCAAGGCGAAGATTACGCCGCGGGATGAAACCCTCACCGATAAGAACTACCCCCCCGTGGCTGATGTTCTGCCCGAGGCCAAAGAGATTCGATGGGCGCACCTCAATGGGGAGTTCCTGGCCAGAGTCGCCAAAGCCATCGGCCACGCCGATGATCGCGGTGAGCATTGCCAAGAGATCTACATTGGCATTGGTAACGAGGCCATGGACGGCAAGCCCATCCTACTGATGGCCGGTGATCAGCGTGGCATCGGATTGATCATGCCGCGGTCATCGAATCGTGGCTCCCCAACGTGGACCCAAGGCGAACTGAATGCCAAGTTCAACGAATTCTGCACCACTTTCAAGAAGGGAACCTCATGAAATCCATTGGCAGAAAAGAGATTCAGATGCTCAACGAACAGATGCTAGTAGCTGGCCAAGAGATCGCGGCCAAGCATGGCTTGATCGCCAAGCCTGACGGCGGGCGGTACAGCGGTGCATCGGGAACATGCAAGATCCTCTTCGAGATGCCCGAGCAGGTAGCTATGATCGCTGACCGCGATGCCGTACTGCTAGGCGCAAAGTTCAATGTTGGGCACTTGTTCAAGAGTAACGGGCGGGAATTCAAGGTATCTGGATTCAGCCTTCGCCGCCGCCGGTATCCCGTTTCCGCGATAGAAGTTTCCAGTGGTCGAGAATACAAGTTCACGGTCAGTGCCGTGCCATGCAAAGGAACCAAGTAATGGTAATGAGTAATACTAAAATCAATGTAGAGGGGCTGGCTGGCTTGCCTGAGCCTAAGAGCTTAGGCGCCCGGCACAACCCCCTGGCCCATCATCGATTCGCCCGCGTGATCGACGCTGCCCTGGTAGACCATGGCATCGAGGTGACGCATCGCGACCTTGAACTGACGCACAAGGGCAATCGGATCTTCGGCACCTACAAGCTGCGGGCGCCCGATACAGTCCAAGCCATCGGTGATCAGATCCCTGGCACCGTGACCCCCATGCTAGGCTGGAAGAATAGCGTAGATCAGGAATTCGGCGGGCGCGTGGCCATGGCCGCATCGGTCTTCAATTGCTCGAATACTATGTGGATGATCGAGCGGGGATTCGAGGTGAAGCGTAAGAATACGCGGCATATCGAGGCGGGCGTAGTCGATCTGATGCGGTCGATGCTCAAGGACTATTGGGCGACCTACATGACCGCCATGGATCATCAGCTTGACCTAGCCAAGGATGACTTGGCTGACCGTGACGCTCACGATCTGATCTGCAAGGGGGTTCGCAGGGGCATCACGGCAACGCGGC